ATCTTCTGGTCTATCTTGGACCATAGGAAGATATTGTCTATCAGGATCTGGTTGGATGTTTAAAATTTGATTTAGCTTTTTCATTACACATTGCTTTCGAACTCATGAATAAATCCATAGTTATCAGTTGCATTAATTAGAGTCCAGTTAACAGACTCTGCTGCATTAGATGTTGGTTGCCCATTGGCTGTTAAACCAGGATAGACGTGAACCGTTTCAGTTGCAGCGGTATTTGTTGTATTGGCGGTTGTGACGTTCGCAGTCGGTCTGATGTTAACATCGACATATTTGATAACTCCGCCGTCAGTTCCATCGCCGGATCCAATTCTCTTTGTAGGACCGAACACATAACCCTTTAGAGTAAATTCTAGTGTCCAGATGATAGCACGTCTGGTTTCAAAGTTACCCTCGTACGTATCCTCAGAAGAGATACTATTCATGATGATAGGAATATCCCACGGATCATCTTCCATGTCCGGGACCAAATGAACCGATGCGGTCCATTCCGGCGTAAAGTACGGTAGAATCTGTTCTACGATCTTAGTTCCATCATCTGCATTCTTGACAAGAACAGATAGTTGGAACGTGATATTGTACGGAACCGGCTGATATTGATATTTGTTGCTCTTGACCTTACGGTTCAACGTATTCAGTTTACGTTCCGAATCGTATTGAAACGATGTCATCTCGAATGAAATACGTGGAACTGTCATAGCAATCTTGTTGTCTAGATCGGGGTTGCCTTCAAGACGAGCAAGATACTTTTCTTTAGGTCCATATGACAGCGGGACTTTAATAGTTTGTATCGTCTTACCAGTATTGTCATGACGGTTGATGTAGATATTATTAAAAAGTGTTCCGAAAAGGATGACATACTTTCTTAATATATCGTGTGAAAATGTATTACCGAACATGTTATACTTCGCCTTCTGAGAAAGGATCTACCTGAGTCCAGTCAAGAATTACTTCACCTTCCAGCTGGATCTCGGTGTTATCTTCGAACGTATCGGTTGCCTGCTGTTCAAAGCTATAGTTGCCTTGGATAATCTCGTATCCATCGTTGTCTGTTATATAGTAACCATCGCTTGTGAGGAAGCCCCAGATCGAAAGATCAAGACTGCGTTCCTTCTCGATACTGTCAATTGCATCGATACCGGTTCTAAGGCGCTCTGAACTGTACTCGAATGTTTCGCATACCAGATCATAAGTCTGGATCGAACCCATCTGGTACCAGACAGATGTCTTGCTGACATACTTGATAACAAGTAGACGATCCAGCATCGGAACGTAGATTAGATCACCTTCCTGTGGACGATCTAGAAGAGCAATACCACCGATCTCGTTCATGAAGTTACGGATCGATATTGTAAGAGTTACCTGATCTCTGATCTCAAGATTAAACTTGGACAGGAATGTGCCATCACCCTCGTAGGAGTCGTAACTCTTGATATATAGGTCGATAGGATAGCTAGAGTTATACTCAGATAGTGAATCTTCGCCGTAGACATCATCTTTTGCTATAAGTGTTCTAGGACAATAAAACATATCGTGGCCATAGATCTTGATAGACTCTAGGATCAGATCTTCTATCAATAGCTGCTCTTGGCTATTACTGAAATTATTGAAAGTAGAAATTAGTTCCCATTAACAAATCCCTCCTTTCTTGCTCTTCTAGTTTCCCACATCTTTATATACCTTAATTTGGCTTCTTCCGATTGATAGTAACCAGATTCTTTTCTTTTTTGTGCAGAAATTTTACCGGCTTTACTAGCTGTTAATTTTGTGGTTTCTTTTCCAATTTTAGCTAGTGACATTTTATTTTTAGTTTCAGTCGTATGTTTACTGCCAATTCTTGATGCAGCTGCATTATGTTCAGCAGAGTTTTTAGAATTTCTTCTACCTTGGTGTAAAGCGGCTAAGTGTTCAGGAGTGCGTATTCTTTTGGATGCAGCAATTGACATATTATTTTTATGTTCATCTGTAAAGTCTTCAGATTTCCAGCCTGGAAATGCACCGGGTACACTATTTAAATGTTTATGTGTTGATATGATATCATTAATATTATCAATTTCCTCTTTTAAAAGAGGGTCAAGACCAAGAAATAATGAAATGGTGTCCATAGTATGCATTTCAACCAATCATATCCAAGACGGGAAGAGAGTAACCAGAGATCATCTCTGTTTCCATCTTAGTGATTTCATCCACCGCATCGTTATAGATCTTTTCGCCGTTGAACTGCACACCGCCTGGGAGATTCATACCTGTAAACTTAGTCAGGTTCGAACCCCACTGTCTTTTGATAAGAGCAGTCGCGTAGTTCTGAAGCCAACGATCATTCCATGCATCGGTATAAACCGTAGGATCCACAATCTCATACGCCTCTACAAGCAAGTATGAACCGACTCTTAGGTTGCCCCAATCGGTGTCGATGTATAGTCTATCTTTGTGTCTGGCATATCTGATAGGTTGTTTGCCGACCAGCATCTCTGTCAGAAGCGACAAATGTTCCATAACCATATAGTATGGAACGATCGAAACGTTTGTCAGTGTATAGAGGTCGTTCAGAGCAATCTGATAACGGATGTTGAAGAGGTCGTCAGCACGGATCGACGGGTCACCGATAGAGAAGACGCTTACAGCTCCGATGATATTCTCTGGCAGTGTGATGTACTTGTTGGCGACATCATCCACGGTTACTATATGCTTATAATAGGTTCTGTCTGAACCGTCAAAGTGATAGTCATAGTAATAACGGAGAGCCTCGTCAATACGATCATCAACCTGATCATCATCGACGTTGATTTCAATTACAGGCTTACCCAATTTGCGTAGGCAATACTCTTTAAACTCAGCTTTTGTTGTTGGTGCAGCCATAGTAACCTCTTTTGATTCTATTTATAATACCGGCCACACCAACTTTTCTATGTACAATAACCACAAACTATGGTAGAATGGCTTATGCCTAACAGAACAGTTATCTGAACTTAGGTCCTTGCACCCAAGAAACCAACGATCTACGCTCGCCCTTCGTTACTGGTGTGACTCTGTGGTTAAGAAATGATGGGAAAACGATAACCGTTCCCTTGGCTCTGACCTGATCGACAGGAAGTTGAGCATACTGATGATCGATCTCAAAGTCTCCACCCTCATAGTCATCACTATCCGATAGCTGGATAACGATAGAGAGCTTACGGTCATATGCAGTTGGATTAGCCCAGAACGTATCACAGTGCCAATCATATTTGCCATTGGCTTCTGCAGTGTACTTGGTGTATTGGATATCCGGTAGGTAGTTTATATCGAAGCCGAATGCGTTGCGGTTTGCCTCGTTTGCATAATACCACAGAAGATCTGTAACATACTTAGATGCAACATCGTGAGGGTTGATCCAACGAATCTCACTAGATCTTTGATCGATATTCTCGGTAGATCCATCAAAACCTAGACCGGCTTCTGAGACAGGGAACAGATTACCGGTATTGATAATACCATCTACCTGATCGGCTGTTAACGTTGCATGCCAAAATTGCCATAACTGATTCATTATTATATCCTTAAAATTGCCGCCAATTATTTATGGGCTGTAATCCCATAGACCTGGCGGTAGGTTCTTTCAATGTCAAAATAAAATCTCCTGCTAAAGAGATTCTACGATTCTTAATATTGTCACTTGGTTTTGTAGATTCTACAAAATGGTGCAACTTTGCTGGAAAAATTATTAATGCGCCTTCATATGGCTGGAATTCAACCGAGTTGCAATTATACTGATTATTATATACTACTACAGCACTATTTTTATTAGCCAGAAACATACCATTGACTAAATCATTCAGACGATCATTCGGAGCAATCATATGCATTCGACTGGCTTTATCATCAGGAACATTTACATAATATACAAATGAAAGATGTGCATCAGCATGGTTATGTGGAGGCACACTAAAGTCACTGAACCAAGTCTTAACTAACCAAGCTTCCCAGATATCCTTTGAACCAATAAGCGTGTCAATATAATCATGGGCAACATGAGATATAAACTGAAAGAGATCTTTGAAGTCCGGATTGAGATGGAGATCTATATGTCCAGACTCTTCTCCAGTAATACCATCTTCTCTCATATACTTTGGTAAGTTATCAAAGAAGATCTGCTTGAACTGTTTATGATCTGGATATACTTCGGTTCCTACTAATGTAGGAAACAAATCAAACGTTTTCATAACAGATCAACTCCAAAATAAAATATGCTTATTAAGACGCTGATTCTAAATATCCATCTAACTATAACAAAGCCAAGAAATATTTGAAACCATCTCTTGGTCTTAAGATAGTTAAATTTGTGTAGCAACCACGCTTTGCAGTTCTTTAGCGTTTGGACCGACACACACTTCATATTGTTTTTTCGCAACATCATTATATTCCGCTTTAAATAGATCCACGTGTTCAGTTCTATATCTCTGTTGGATCTCTCTGTAGTTTTTAATATCCTGTTCAGAGATATTCAGATGTTTTCTGACATCCTCAAGTGGCCATGCCATCATCGATTCCCAGTCAACGGTCGGCAACCATGGGATCTTCTTTCCAACTTCTCTTGCTTCGTCGATCGACTTCTTGAACATAAAAGATGTCTTTATGTTCTTTGTTGTTCTTAGTACTTTTATATATCCGACCTTAATGAGAGCCTTGAATGAGTTACTATCATTCTGTTCACGAACCGAGTGGAAGGCGGCAGCATGAGCTTCGCCAAGAATCATTCTGTTCCAGCCAATCACAAGGTGTGTGAAGTCGTGACAGGCAAACATTCTTGATGAGAAGCGCTTCTTCTCCTCGGTGTCAAGATGATCTTCCCATTCCTTCTTGTATCCCTCGTAGAGATACCCAGCATAGAAGTCAAGGTTCTCATCCATGAACTCAAGGAACTCTCGGCCAAGGGATCCAGCTGGCAGACTAGCCAGGTACTCTCTGTCACATTGGACATCAATTAGTTCTCTTGGTTGTGAGAATACTTTGTGTGCGATCTCAGTATTGCAAAACTCTTTAAACTTACGATCGAATGCGGTCTCGTTAAACAGACGCTCTGCTTTATAGACATTGCGCATTGGCTTGTCTTGTGGCGGCGCCTTTTGAAACTCTCTGAGTAACTTCATTGCTTTCAAATATCTAATCATTTGTAGTACCTCAGTATTCTGATTCTGTTCGATTGATTGTTTTTGATCTGTAAAGATTCACTAGTAACTTTGTACAGCTTCTTACTTATAAGAACCTGTGTGCCTTTGAGAACATGATCTGAGAACATGAAGTAACAAGTATCGCACTCAGGCCTTGTGAGCGACAGTGTTTCACCAGGCTCAATTGTTCTTTGTTCGAATGTATAGTTTGCATAGGAACCATTAAGTCTTGATACACATACAAACTCTGACTCATCGGACGCAGCAGTTAATTTGGCAACTGGCGCTTTAGGATGCCATGGCATTGGCTGCCCAATCCAATCAGCTATTTGGAAGTTGGCATCGGCCAAGGTTAATGTAACTTTATTAGTACTTTTTGTGGCAACAAACGGAGTTGATACTGGAAGGTTATCAATAAGATCGAGGTAGTCATCGATCTCTTGTTCTGTAACATCGCCACCTGGCCATTCCCATTCGAACTTAAACGATCCATTAAGGAATACGTGCCCGTTTGTGTTCTTAATGACGTTAGTTAGTGTTGGATGATCTTCCGGAACTCCGCCTGAATGGTGGACGTTCTCAAGCGAGTCCCTGCCTAAAACCTTGCCACTATTGTTTGGCTGGAAGTGAGACACATACAGTTCATTGTCATATACACCAATGATTACAGGATTGTAATTAGAGAAGAATGCCATTAGATCTCTTCTGCCTCGGTTTCTGGTGTCGGAACATTGGAGTTGATAGTTTGAAGCATAATCACAGCCTCAGATGGCTGAGATGTTTCATCTTCTGCTTCCCAAGTTCTAATATCATCATCCATTCAATTTTCCTTAGAACTTTATTAAGCAGTGAATAGTACCAGATGTAGGCATATCGTATGATATATACGCGTCAGACTGATTATCATTGCTTGTGGCTGATGTTATAGTGCGAGAAGTATTGGCAAGTACAACTCTGGTAATATTTGTGGTTTTGAAACCGGTTGTGACTTGACTACCATTGCCAAAACTTACAGAGTTATTCTGGGTTAATAATAATTGGGTAGTGCCAGTATTAAAAATATTATCCTCAAGTACCTGTACCAAAAAGCTCGCATCCGCAAACTGCAGTCTTCCGTTATTTTCGTTTGGACTAATAGATCCTTGAGGATAGTATCCTGTAGCCCATCCGTCTGTGTTCTGGGCTAACTTACCAGACACATAGACGCGGACCGGATCAATGGTAAATCCTTCAGATCTTCGAAGATCGCTAAAGGCAATAGCACCGGAACCCCCGTATCTGGCACGCATCTCGGACATAGAGATAGAGCTTGTGGTCGCACGGTTAATGTGCGTTCTCATATCATTCATCGAGATGGCGCCAGATCCTGGAGTCGGCATTAATTATCCTTGCGGTTGACCCAGTTGTGCCTGAGCCTGCTGGAAGAGTTTCTTCAGAATTGGATCTACCACGCGGTGTGGAAGTTCCTGTAGTCCACCCATGATAACATTCAATTCATTGACGTCTACTGTAAGAGTTACAGTAGGAGCCTGTTGAGCCTGAGCCTGTTGGTTTTCAGCAAGCATCGGATCGAGTTCTGGATTAGTAGCCATGATATATTCTCCTTAAATTATGTATTTGCAGTTGGGGTTGTATTAGATACTGGCGTTGTGGTTGGTACAGTATTTGCACCGGGTTCAGCCCATGGTAGAGCATCGGATTGGACTTCAACCATCGGACGGACGATTGCATCGATCTGCTTTTGAATCTGCTCGTCGATGTGTGCTTTGTAGCCAGGATTGCCGTTGACAACAGCCTTGACCCAGTTGAGTACCTGAGCTTCTGTCAGATCCTCGTAGGATGTAAAGTTGTCAGGATCAACCTGGTCTGGTTCAAACGGGGTTGCACCGTGGAACGTTCCGGCGTTATCATCTTCGTCTGTTCCTGTGCATTCCCAGTATGTCTGAACGATGATATCATTAAGTTCTGCAGAAGGATCATCCTGCTTCTTCAGACTCTTAATTTTCCAAGTGTATGTAAATGGCATTTTATTTATTCTCCATTAGTGAGTTGATTTGTGTTTCTAGTCTATTTATATGCGTTTGTTGTTCCTTGATTGCTTCGATGAGAAGGCCAACCATGTTGCCGTAACGAACGGCCTTAAAGGTTTCTGTTCCTTCGACATCTGTAGCATTATATATCACCTCAGGCAGAACTTTTTCTACTTCTTGCGCAATCACACCAGTTGAGCGACTGCCGTCTTTCTTATAGTTAAAGTTCACACCATTCAGAGTAAGTAGTTTCTCAAGAGCATTTGGAATATTCTCGATATTCTCTTTTAGATTTATGTCAGATGGCGAACCATATGCAGTAATATCACCAGAAGCAATAACAGCACCACCTGAAGTAAGAGCCACAACTGCGGAACCAGTTCTATTTCCGGAATGAACACGTACGCCGTTTGCGAAGCGCATCGCACAGTAACCGTCATTCAAGTCGACAATATCACCATCATCAGCCAGAATAAGACCATTACCGCTTACGTTACCACCAGAAATATGAATACCGCCAGCAAAGTAAGCGCAGTTGCCGGCAGTACTATTCGGATCCATATAGTAGGCGGTGTTATCCGAGTCGTAGAAGATAGGAGCTCTGAATGAACCCGCCGCCCAGTTATTACCGGACATATCTAGCGTCCAGCGGCCAGCACTCGCTGACCATCCTCCGATACGCATGTTGTTATCCGGGTCTAGACCGAAATTAACCGCATACGCTCCACCGCGGTGAAACGACATATAAGCCGCTCCACCATCATCAGAAAATACCTGAAGAGCCGGGTTGTTTGTAGAACCTAGATAAACGCCCGATCCAGGATTTGAGCGATAGTATACGTATCCTGAAATAAATGTATAAAGATTGGATACAGAACCATTAGCAAAATTCCAATAGTAAGCGGTGTTAGTACTATCATAGAAGACAGGTGCACTAAGACTAACATTATTTGTAAATGCTCTGGATTGAATAGCAATTTCATTCCAAGCATCATAGTCAGTATCCCAACCAGTACGAACCCAAAGACCGTTACCATCTGTGCCATTATGTGGCGCGTATAGTTGCAGTTTTGCTTGACCAGCGCTGGCCATGCTAAGTACAACCCCATACATGTACGCACCAGGTCTATTGGAACCTGACGCGTTAGTTGCAATTCTATAACTTGCTTCTGTTTCATCAATGTAAGTATTCCAGTCTTCTGAAGTTACAGCGCCTTTATATCTTACCCAACTTGTATCATTTCCATCACCAATAATAGTACCAGTATTATGATTAAGTGTAGCAGTACCACCATTAAAATTAAATTTTAATTGATTGCTTGAGTCATGATAGATACCGCAGTGTGAATAGCCAGCACGGTGTAAACCAATACCGGCTGTACCAGAAGTTGCCTGAATCTCCATCTGCAAACCATTATAGTAGTTGGCTGGAGAAGCAATATTGTTGGCAATAATCAAGTCAATAATATTGGACGTGCTATTAGGATCTGTGTAATATGATGTGTCGTTGCTGTCGTAGAAGATTGGCGCACGCCAACTACCTGCAGCATAACCA